ATCCTAGGCGCTCTCGGTATTCCTTCCGCTCCTGCGGTTCGAGCGGGTAGTAGTTATTCCTGTCTACACCGTGGTAGACCATATCGACGGTCTTGCCCAGCGAGTCCTGCACCACCTTGACTCCGTAGTTGGAGCAGGTAAAGAAGTCAATCTCCGAGAGAACCGCTCGCCATGCTGTGTTGAACAGCGGCTCGCCCTCAATCGGGACGTATGCGAGGTACCGGTACTTCGCCGGAATGACCATCGCGTGCATCGCAATACTTCCGGGGTCGCCGGTCGAATAAACGATATCCGGGTCGTACTCGTCAGTTGCGAACATACGCTGAGCCCGCTTCATTCCAGTCGAGTCGTTCTTATCAGGAACGAACTGGATTAGCGGGAGGTCAGTTTCGTGGGGCTCGCTTTGCAGCCCTAGGACGGCGGCTACTGTCCACCCCTTGCGCAGGAATGCCTGCATCGCGTGGTAGTTCACTCGACCGAAGCCCGTCTTCCCCAGCGGGCTGTCCCCCAAGATTAGAACCTTCAACGTCATCTCCTGCGCTCTGGGCGCTCTCGTCAAGTGCAAGAACCTGCGGCCATTCCAGCAGTTCTCCACTTACCGGGTGAACACGGTAGCCTTCTTGAAAGGCCCTCTGCAGCCAAGTAATATTTCCGGACGGAAGATCGATGACTCCGTAATGAACCTTCGTTCGACCGTCGTAGAAGTAGTAATCCCTCTCAGGGAGAACATCTGGATAAACATGCTTGAGTTGCGTAATCGCCATCTAGCGGCTCTCCTAGCGAGTGTAGCAGGGAGGGCTGCATTGCTGCAACCCTCCCCGTCTTCAAGCCACTGTTACAGGATGAACCTGTTGAGGTGGACCGGACGACCTTCGAGCGCGAAGCCGAAGTAGCCCTTGATCATGAAGTCAGTCGAGTCCTTGGTGTGAGCCAAGTCCTCGTACGTGAAGTCCTGATGGATGAGCAACTTCGCATCCGCACGACGAACGAACAGAATGTCGGTGTTAGTCTCCCAGTGAAGGTCGGTAACAATCGGCAGACCGTCGTAGGTCAGAACACGGAAGCCTGCGGCGACTTCGGTCGTGTCGTTGAAGCGCTGGGTAGCCTGCAGGAGGGAGTTGATCTTCCTCCTGATCTTGCGCGACGTGACGATAAGGTCAACCTCACCGCGAGCGGTGTCGATTGCCGAGTCGAGCATGTCGAGCGACAGGTACGCACCAGCACCGTCAACGTAACCGGAGCCCGTAGAACCCCAGTTGGTAGCGTCGTTGGTGTCGATCTGGTAGAGCATGCCAGTGATATCGTTCGAGGAACCGGTTGCCGTAGCAATGTCGGTGCTCAACTGCTCAACGAGGGCGCGGCTGTGGGCCTCGACCTCCATCGAGAGTGCGTTGTACAGAGAGCCTGCTGCCTTCTGCATAGGGCCGGTGACCTCTCCACGGGTGTAGAGGTAGGCCACCGACTTGCTGACCTTAGCGTAGGTGCTCTGCGATGCAGCCGGGAGGTTGCCACCGTCAGTAGACCACGATGCGGTCGGGAGCGCGTCACGACGACGAATGAAGTACGTGTTCGTAGCCCAAGGGATACGGTTCACGACGTTCGCCAGTACAGGCTCCTTGGATGCGTAGTCACGGATCGCGTTGTCCACGACCTCAGGAATGAGATACGCACCAGTCGATGCAAGGTCAAGAGCCTTGCGAATAGTAGTCTGGTCCATTGTTTTTCCTTTACTTGCCGCCCGTGCGGGCAGCGAACGCGAGCCTCATCTTGTCAGATGGGCTAGCCTTGGCGAAAGCCTCGACCAGTTCTGCCTCAGCAGCAGCCTTGGTGGCGTCAGTAATAACGCCCGGTACCACTGTGGCTGGGCGAGCCTCAAGTTCAGCGATGCGCTCGGTTGCCTTCGCAAGCGCAGCAGCAAGTGCGTCGAGTTCGGACTTGGTAACCATCTCAACCGTCGTCTCGGTGGCATCAGTCTTCTCTACGGTGTCTTCCTCTGCGTCAGAAGCCGACTTCTCACTCATGTCTTCAATCTCGACCTCAGGGACCTCAAGGACCCCCAGATCAGAGAGCGTTTCGGCCATCTCGTTGTAGAGTTCAAGCAGCCTCATGGAGGTTGCCTGAGACAACTTACGGCCAGCCTTTACAACGTCCGCGTCACTGTCGGAGTCAGACTTCTCTGCCTCGTCAGCAACCTCGGTGGTGTCTTCGGTAGCAGACTCAGAAGCGTCAGCCTCACCAGTCTTCTCGACAACCTCGTCGGTCGTCTCCGTTGCGTCCTCAGACTTAGCAGCATCCTCGACGGCTTCGTCAAGGAGTTCGTTTTCGTCCACGGTTACTCCTGCCGGTGCGTCGATGGACGCATCCTTGATTGACTTGGAAAGAACCGTCCCGAAGGACGGGTACCAAGCGGGTCGTGTCGTGTTGGAGATTTCATCCAGCACGACGTTCTTATAGGTGAGCACAGACTTGCCGACTTCGGCAACAAACTCGACTGCATAGTCAACAACGTGACCAGCAACCGACATTCCGTACTGCTTTCCCTTCTTGAGTTGCCTGAACAGGTACATGGACGACGGGTTGTCGTCGTCAAGCCTGACTTCGATACCAAGGTGGAAGTTGCTCTCAACCCACGCCTTTGTAATCTCGCCAAGGTCACGGAGGACCCCATCCGGAGCGTGCGCATCACGATAGACGAGTCTATCAACAGAGTTATCGTTGATCTGGTTCGCAAACCTAGCGATGGCCTCTGGCGACATTCTCTCGCCCTCGGAGTCAATCTCAGGACCCGACGCATAGCCGGTGATGTAGTAACCATCGGCACGCTGCTCAGCCTTCGAGATTGGGAATGTATACTTGAACTTAGCCTCTTGGGTCATATTCTTTATCCGTCTTGCTGGGTTGCGCCTGAGTTCTCGTCGGAGCCTGAGCCGGTGCTACCCGGCTTGCCCTGACCAGATGGCTCTGGTGGAGTTGGACCTTGGTCGGCAGTCGGAGGCTGTCCCTCGGTGCCCTGTCCGGTGATTGGCTGTCCGCTTGGCGTGATCAGCCTTGCGGCTACGTCATCAAGCCACTCGACCGGGATTGCCCCGGCTGCGGTCTGAACAAAGTAAACGTCTCCACCGGTAATCGGCAGAAGACCGAGTTCACCACGAACCTCGTTGATTGAGAAGACGCCAAGCCTTTCGGCCTCAGCGTACAACTTCATCATGTCGAGTTGGTCACGACGAGAAGCGTCGTTCTGACGGAACAGGAGGTCATCCCAGCCGAACAGCGTCATGATCAGGTGGTTGTTGATTTCTTCCTCAACAATCAACTGCAGCGGAGCGATGTTCTCCTGACGGAAAGTATTGTCGGCCTCCTTGGAAACCGAACGGTTACTGTTCTCGTTGATACCGATCTTCGACGGGTCAACGTCGAGCACAGAAAGGATTTCCTCACGGTTGAACTTCCTGCCCTCGATGAACTGCATCTCAGCGCGGCTCGATACGCTCTTGGAGACTTCGATATCTCCTTCGAGGATCAGCGGCTTGTGGCTGTTCTCGGTGCCGACGTAGTTCTGGTCCATCCAGACCCGGTTGCGCTCGACTTCCTCAGGAGACGAGTTCTTCATGTTGAAGACGACGCCTGTGTGTGCCGAGTTCTCAAAGAACCGCTCGTTGAACTTCATCGCAAACAAATCGGATGCGACAGTCAGTTCGAGGGACGCCATAAGCGACAGGCCACGAATGTCGTTGTCCGGGTCATCGAACTTGAAGTGAACAACTTGAGCGGCTGCATACTCGACTGCCTTGTCGTCGTTGGCTACCGGACCGAACCTCCAACCGGTGAGTTCACCACCCTCCACCTTCTCGTCCATGTACAGCGGGTGCAGCCTTCGCGCAGAAAGCGGGTTCGCAGCGGAAGACCCGTCTTGAATGACGAGCCAGAAGGCTTCACCGTAGATCAGGAGGTCACGGTAGGCTGAGCGCAGGAGTTGCGATCCGTTGCTCTTTCTAAAGAACAGCCTGAGCGCGTCAACACGCGACTCCGTTACGGTGTCGTCCTGCTTGGACGGAGTAAAGCGGTAGCCGTTGGCGACCGCGACCTTCGAAATCTTCTCGATGCCCGCACGCAGCGTTGGGTGCTGCTTGTACATTTCGTAGTACGTCATGTACTTAGCCTTGCGGCTGCGGTCAACAATGACTTCCGTGCCGTTCTTGGTCATCCCAAGGATGCCAAAGTTAGCGGTGACCTTAGGCGACGGAACGGTGATCTGTGCGCGCTCCACCGCAGGTGCGCTTGTGGCCTTACTTCGTGCTGCCATTGTCATCCTTTAGGGTAAATGTCCAAGTACATGACAGGCCCTTTGGGTCAGCGACCTTGACGCTCCACGACTTCTTTGTCATAGAGTATCCGGTAACATTGCCGTTCTCGATGTTCTTGCGCAATCGGCGCAGGGCAATCTTGACGAATGGGCTGAGTTCTGTCTTGGTGACCAAGCGGTCGAGGTCGCGGGTATCCATGCGGCTCTTAGTCCTCCGTTACCTTGCGTGGGTTCCACTTGACAGTAGAACCGCACTTGCGGCACGGACCTTCTACAGAGCCACGAATAATGCGGTATAGATCGCGGTGCTTGATAGCGATACGCTCTCCGCTGTCCTGCTCGTAACCGAACAGCGTACCGCACGAGCACCGGATAGGTACGAGTGTGCTCATGGCTCTAGGCCCTCTCAATGTTATCCAAGAGTGGACATGCGGGGTGGAACCCTGCCCTCTCCGTAGAATGCGAGCATCAGTGACCAGAAATAGTCGTCACCGCCAGCGTCCTTGCCCGAGAACTTGTAAAAGTTTGCCTCGGTCTTGGTGCGCTTGATGCCGTGGATTTGCCTGCGCAGTTCTGGAATGTTAGGCCAACTCACAGCGCCGGTCTGCATGTTGCCCTTGAACGTCGTAGCCCACTTTTCCTTCTTGGCGTTCGTAAAGACGACACCTTCGATGTTTGTGGACGTTGCGAGAAGCCGCTTGGCGTCTTGGACGAACTGAGCACCCACGCCGGTCTGGTCGATAGTTACTCTGTTCGCCTTTGATCCGATAATAAGGTTCTTGAGGTACTCGAACTGCTCGGAGTACGGGTCCTGCGTTGCCTTGGTGAACAATACCTTCTTGGAGCCGTCGTCCATGTGCTCGACAACCGTAAAGACAGACTGGTCGCGCTCCTTGGCGAGGTCAACCCCAATCGAGATGAACCCCTCAGGCTCGTAGTTCGTGTTGTACTCTCTCCACACCGGGAGTTCGTTGTCAGTGCAGTTGACGATCAGGTCCCACGTATAGTAGGCTGTCGCCTCGTCTGCGAACGTTGCTTCGTATTCTGTCTGGAAACCGATAAGGTCGCCGCCGAAGCCGTCGTAGATGATGTGCAACTTGTCCGTGCCGTACTTGAGGACCCTTTCCTCGCTTCCCTCTACCTGCGCGGCCAGCGCAAGGGCTTCCTCGTAGAGTTCCGGCTTGACCATCGCTGAACATTCCCACCACGGTACCGCATGCCTGCTGTACTGCGGGTAGGCAACTGTGTTCGACGCGATATCATAGAACAAGCCCGACTGCCCCAGCGGCGTCGAAATGATAGTCAGGCGACTATCACCGCGAGTAATAGCGGGCATCGCAGCGCGGTACAACTTCTGAGCATCGCGGATATGCGCGAACTCGTCAAAGTAAATGTCCTTGCGTCCACCGCGAACAGCGGCGGATGCTGGCTGCGAGATGATCGAACTCGTGTTCGGTGGCCTGTGGAACGAAATCTCGTCGTTCGAGTTTGTCCAGAGCGTCGGCTTGAGAACAGGATCGCTTTCCTTGAACTCGTCCGGAATGGAGTGGTACAAGTTTCCAGCGATTGTGATCTTATCCGCCGCTTCCTTCTGGTTGATCGAAACGATGTTCGCCTTGTAGGCTGGCGTCACCGCCGCCTTCTGGACGACCTCCCCTCCGATGATCGTGGAGAAGCCAATCTGGCGAGACTTGTTTACAATCCGGAACGTCGAGCGGTCATTCAGAAATCGTACTTGATACGGTTCGAGGCGGAACGGCGCTCCATCCAGTTCCGTCAGCGTCTCCAACCACAGGGCCGGGAACTCCACCAACAAGGATGCCAAGTCGTCCACCGTCAAGGAGGGCACGGTTTGCAACAATCTTCAACAACGGCTGTTCGCCGTCCTTTCCGTCATCCTTGTTCTTCTCCACCTGATGACGGAGCGACAAGAGACTGTTCAACACCTTTAGGCGTTCGGTAACGTCCCTACGGAAGACGACCTTCTTGACTGTAGTAATAGCGCCGGTTACCTCGTCAACCTGCATTTCTTCTTCGCCACCCATCTCAGAGATGAGCGCAGGGTGCAGGTTCCTTCCGAGAAGCAGAATAAGAATATCCAGTTCCTTCTCTGTCGAGACGGAACCAGTTCCCTTTACAACGTCCTTGAGGTAGTTGTACTGCTCCTTTGGGATTGCACCCTCGAACGCTTCGAGGAACGTGCTCGCTAGGTCGGTGGGGACCATCGACTTCGAGCGCGTCTTCGAGCCTACCGGACGACCAGCCCTGCGCTTTTCGCCGCTGAGGTTTCGAGTTCTGGCGACTGCGCCAGTCTGCTTCGCACCCTCAGTAGCCCTAGGAATGTTTGACTTTCGCGCAGGGACGGACAGGACAGCCATAACTAACCGAGCAGCATGTAACCGACCGAGTAGGTCGCGGAGTTAGCGTTGTTCGCTGTGACCAGCAAACGCCACGTCCTAGGAAGCCTGTCGTTAGCCGAGACGTTTGCGGTGTTCGCAGCGCCCGGATAGACAAGATAGGTGTTTGTGGTGTTCGTAGTGATCGCAGCGCCGGTCAGCATCGTCACCCAGTTGCCAGAGGCAGGGTCCTTGGCTTGGATTGCGCAAGTGATCGAGCCAGTTCCGATAGCGGTCGTAACAACGACGACACGAATACCCTTCTTGTTGAGGTTCGTCTGATCAGCCATCGTCTGTGTCGTCGTACGAGCACCAGAGGCGAGGAACACTCCGTCAGCGTTTTCACTGTCGGTAGCGCCCTTTGTTGGGAGCCCGTTCGGGTAGTAGACTCCACCGATGATTACTTCGTCGCCAACCGACATAGTATCTCCTGAAATAGTAATGCCCACCCGCCCCGCGCAGGCGGGACAGATGGGCTCATATCGTCGCCAGCCCTATCGCGGCTGGTCGGTGTGCGGCAGGTACTCTGCGGGTCGTCACCCTAAGCCATACGGGCGAAACCGCATAGCGTGCATTTGGCTGGCCCGCGAGGACTCGAACCTCGACGTGCGGGGTCAAAGCCCGCTGTCCTACCGTTAGACGAAAGGCCAATGGTGCCACCAGTCGGCCTCGAACCGACGACAACCGGTGTTTCAAGCCGGTACTCTACCAAACTGAGTTACAGTGGCATGGGTTGTGGTGCTGCGGTGCTACGGGCTAGGCCCGTTCCTGCACACTCCGGTTGACTAGACCGGGGCCGGGAGCCGAACCAAGGGTAGTCAGTCCCCGGCGACCCGCATCGACACCATCATTATTTGCGGTGTAGGAGAGTTCCCGCGTTGCTCCGTTTCCAGACAACCCAGTCACAGCGATACCGAAGTAGTGTGACCCCCTTGGGCATATCGGGTATCGAGTTCCCCGACTTAGCCGTATAATCAGCACGGCGGCTGGGCCTTATGTAGTCTCTGCGCTTTACCATGTTATGACGCAGAGACAGGCGACCAGCCTACCCACATATAGTGGAGCACCCAGCGGGACTTGAACCCACATCAGGACGTTACAAGGGTCCTGTCCTACCGGTTGAACGATAGGTGCATTGGAGCAGCGAGCGGGGCTCGAACCCGCGACCTTCTACTTGGCAAGCAGACGCACTACCGACTGTGCTATGGCTGCATTGGCGCTTCCCAGCGGACTCGAACCGCCTGTCTCCTGATTGACAATCAGGCATTTCTACCCACAAACTGCGGAAGCATTGGTATCTACGGGTGGACTCGAACCACCAGCCTACTCCTTATCAGGGAGTTGCACGAACCATCGTGCTGCGCAGATATTGGCGAGTGTGACAGGAGTCGAACCTGCGTACTAGACGGGTAAGAGCCGTCGCCATAACCGGCATTGGTGACACACCCATTGGTCACGCTCGGGAGACTCGAACTCCCACTGTATACGGTCTGAACGTATTCCCTCTGCCATTTGGGGTACAGCGTGATTGGCACCACCTGCAGGACTCGAACCCGCACCCTCAACGTTCGTAGCGTTGTATCCTAATCCATTGGACCAAGGTGGTATGGTACTGCTCCCGAGACTCGAACTCGGACTGAATAGGCTCTCGACCTACTCCCTCTGCCGTTGGGGTAGAACAGTATTGGCTCTCGCGGGAGGACTCGAACCTCCAACCTCAATGGGTAACAACCACGTATGCGACCTATCACACCGCACGAGAATGGTCGGATAGATGGGACTCGAACCCACATCGTCCGGTTTGAAAGACCGGCTTCCTAGTCCATTAGAAGACTATCCGATTGGCAACGGGACAAGGACTCGAACCCTGATCAGAAGGTTCAGAGCCTTCTGTCCTACCATTGAACGATCCCGTTATTGCGATCAGAGATTGACTATAAGCCCCGTTCTGTGTCCCTGTGGTCCAGACGCCCGGAGGCTCCCACAACAGGTGACTACCATCCTTCTTGACCGGCTGTTGCCAGACGGCTCCATTTCGAACACCCGTGACCGTGGCGCTGCCCCCTATAGGTCACTGTCTTTCTCCACGTTCAGATTGCC